CAAATTGATTTTATAAAAATTGATATATAAATTATTTTATATAAATCATTTAATAAATTGATAAATCATTTAATATGTTATAAAATAATTAATTAATATATTTTCGGAATAATTTTTAATAATATTTTAAAAATGATTTATTATAAATTTGTTTTATAAATGATTTATATTTAATTTATAAATGATTTATGAAATATTTTTTGATATTTAAAAACAAAAAATTGTGAAACAATATGCTTATTGAATTATTTTTTGGAATTTTTCAATTAATTTTTGGATTTTCTATTAAAAATCCTAAAAAATTTATAATTCTGGTTTTTGTATACTGCTTATTTTTGACTGTTGATGCTTCTTGCTATTGTTATTGTTTTGGATCAATCAAAACTGGTATTTTAACAAATAATCATCAAGGATGTGTTCAATATTGCCATTCTATTGGCAAAATGGAACATGTTTGCACAAATTCTCCAATCTAATTAATATCGAAATACTTTATCATTGATTGTTGGATTCTTTTAAAAACTGTCTTAAATAAATAAGATTTTTACTTAATCTCATCGATAATTTTCTGAATGTTTTTATTATAAGCTCATTTTGTAATTAATTTATATATCATATTTTCCATAATTTCCTATAAATTCATGGTTTATTTTCTGGATGTTTTCAGCATAATTGTAATATATATTGGTTGATTATTTTTAGATAAAAAATCAGTTTTTACATTAAAATTTATACTTAATTTTCTGGATGTTTTCACTATAATGAAATTATATCAAGTTTGATAAAAGTTAGAAAAATTCATAAAAAGACTAAGATATTATAAATATATGGATTTACTCAGTAATTTTAATTATAAACACGATTTTTACAATTTTTTCAGAAAAGTAAATTGAGCGAGAGGAAGAGAAAGAAATTTTAAAAAAAAATTAGAGCTTTAGAAAAAAGTTGATGAGAAATTTTTAAAAACAATTTTAAAAAAAAAGTTTTTTAAAAAATTGTAAATAAAAAATAAAATTTTAAAAAACTTTTTCTAAATTGTAAATTTTTTGAAATTTTATTAAAAAATATATCCAATAAATAAAAATTGATAATTTACCTTAAATTTATTAGTTTTGTATAGTTTTTATAAAAAATTAATGTTGTTGTTAAAATTATGGATAAAATCCATTAATTTAATTTTCATTGTTTTATTTTTTCTAAATAAATTTATGAAATTTATTTTTTCGGCTAAGTCAAAAATTACCATTTTCTAGTTTTTTTGAAAATTGAAATTTATATGAAATCAAAAATTATTATTAAAAAATATTCACTTTTTGAGCTATTTCAAAAGAATTATTTCATTTTTTATCCAATTTTTATTAAATCCTTCCATTTTTCTACTGAAAATTCATTTTGAAATCTATTTTGAGATTTCAACTTGAATAGTACCAAATTCTTGGGAAATTACGAAATTCTACGCGGGAAAAAGTCAAAGTAATGAAATTTCATTTAGTTTTCATTACTTATAAATCTATTTTTAGACTACTTCCGCGCACTTCCACGCACTTCCCGGCATTTATACTTGGAAAATTCGCAGATATCTTTCAGAATGGAATTCGAAATAGAAAATGAAATAAAGATTAAATAGTATAAAAAATAATTATTTTGAAATGAAAAACAGAATAAGAAAATATTGAGTTTAATAGAAAATTGAGTAATTTTATTCTAATAAATTATCTTAATTTGGAAGAAGCTAAAATTTGAAATGAAAATGAAAATAGAAAATGGTAGTTTCAAAATAATGGTATACCATTTATCTGCTTGTTTTCTATTTGCGAAACTTAAAAATATTATCAAAAACTTTGAATCTGATAAGTTCTTCTAATTCTTTAAGAGATCCAATTGCATGAAATGTTTGCAAGGCTTTAATTGAATTTAAATTTTAAATGATTAAAAATTGTTAAATTAAATGAAAAAAAATCTAATAACATTATTTTATTATATTAAAATTTTTTAATAATCCTAAACTTATTGCAATTAAAACAATAAACATAATGAGGATTGTAATTAAAATAAAACACATTTTCTTTCTAGATTTTGTTGAATATTCACGAGCTTTTTTTAATTCATCATTTCCTTTTTTAACATATGCTACAGTATCTGATACATTATGTTGAATATTATCTATTAAATCATTTTGAAAATCAGTTAAAATAGATAATTCTTGAAACAATTCATATAATTCTGCAACTGAATTAGAAAGCTTTATAAAATCTCTATGTCTTCTTTCAATATATTCCAATGAATCTATTGCCTTTTCGTGTCTTTTATCTAATAAAATGGTATCTTTTAATAAATCTATATCTTCTTCATTAATTAATTTATCAATATTTTCTTGAGTAAGATTTGGTTTTGTTATTCTCAAATGTCTTTCTACTTTTTCTCTACAACGTGATTTATGTAACAATTGTATTTGTTGATATTTTGAAATTAAATCTAGTAGATTTTTTGATAAATATTGATATAAATTTGATTTCATTTTCCATTCAGTATTTTTTTCTTTAATAGATTTAATTTCATTATCCATATTAATTAATTTATTTTTTACATTTTTTATCATTAAATTTGTCTTATCTGTAATTTTATGCAATTCATCACTTTCTAAAAGATTAATATGTAATATTAATTACTTGGATCTTTTTCCATAAATACTATTTCAATATCAATGGATGTTGATAATAGAATTTTACTAGAAATATTTTGAAAAGTATCTATATTTTCATTTATTAATATGAATTTATTTTTGATATTTTCGACATTTTTAAAAAAGTCTGTCATAAAATCTTTTTCATTTGGATTATATTGTTCAATAACAACATTTATTTCATCATTTTTTTGAATATTTATTTCATCTAAACGATTTATCATTTTGAGTAAAAATTAATTCTTTTGTAACAGATTCTATAGAAATAATTTTTGTTATTAAATTCATTAAAAAAAATTAGAAAATAAATCATTTAAAAATATAATTTATTGATAAAAATATTGTCAAAATAGCACTATATTTTGTTCATTTCAAAAAATATGAATGTTGAAGAATATTTCAAAAATATCGAAAAAATAGAATATTAAAAAATATCCATAGTTCATGAAAATCAAATAATAGAAATATCATGTAAAAAATTAAAATTACAAAAAAATCAAATGAAATCTTGGAAATAAATTAATAGAAATAGAGAAATCAATTCAAATGAATTAGAATTAAATCATTTAAATATTTCAAAATTATAAATGATTTTAAAAAATATTTAAAATGTTGGAATTTATTTTTACGATTTTTTTTTTATTTATAATAATTTATATATTGTTATATATTTTTAAGACACAAACTTTAACAATAAAGGAAAGAGAATTTGAAATTTCAGAAAAATTAAGAAGAATGAATTAATTTAAAAATATTTATTAAAAACAAAATAGTTCTTGATTATATAATACATTTTGATTGTCTTTGTGTTTTTTTTATGTCTTTTTTAAATTTATATAGAAGTTTTTGATCTTTAAATTTTTTCTGATTTTCAGTTTTTTTCGTTTTTACGTATCTTTGACGAATTTTTTCAACGGTACAATTTTGATAATTTTCAATACATTGAAGCAAAATATTATAAAAAATAGTATAGTTTTTAGCAAGAACAAAAAAATAATCTCTTTCTGGTAATAATTCAGAATTTTTTAAATCTTTGAAATATTCTAGAATTGTAGATGCATTTGATTGAAATTTATAAGAAGTAATTTTTCCATTATTATAAATATAAATTGAACATGAATCTCCGAATTCATTTAATCTAAGAGCAAATCCATTTTTTTCATTTTCTTTTAATTGAAATTTTAATTCAAATGTTGGATCAAAATCAAAAATCATGAATTTCGAAAACATTTCTTGATAAATATTATTAAATTTTATGTTTATTTCCATATTTCAACTTAAAATTTTGAAACATAGAAAAATTTTGAAATTTTAAATGATTTAATATTACAAAAACAGGATTTTAAATCATTTAAAAAATTGTTAATAATTTTACAAAAATAGTTTCTATTCAAAAATTTATTTTTTTCTTTCTGATAATTTTTGATTTACAATTGCAGATATAATTTGCCTTTTTGAAGATTTTGATGGTAATTTATTTTTTAATAATAAATTTAAATCTGGAATTGTTAAATCATATAAATTCATAATATATTCTGCAAAATTTTTATAACTAAATTTTACCTTTTTTACTATATCTGTTTCTTTATCTGATTCAAAAGATTCAACTTCTTTTATCGCTTTTCTCTTTTTTTTATCTCTTTTTTCTGATGAAGATTCATATCCTGATTCTTTATTTTCTTTTGAAATTTCTTTCTTTTTTTCTTGTTTTTTAATTAATTTTTCAATAAATTCATCAAGTGGTTGTCTTGCAAGTTTCTCATTAATATCTATGGGACTTTTTGATCCGGGAGTTAAAATCTTTTTTCCAGATGAATTTTCTTTTTCTATACTTTTTAATATATTTTCAATTTCTTTTTCTTTTGAAATTTCTTTTTTTGGTGGAGTTTTTTTATTTAAATATTCTTTCCCAGGTGTTAATAAAATTTCTTCAATAGATTTTTTTATTTGCTTTTTCTTTGATTTAATTTCTGATATATCTTCTCCAGATTGATCAATATCATTAAAATTGGTTTCTTTTATTCTTTTATCAATTTTGTTTTGATGCGCAATCTCATATTTTTCTAATGTTCTTGAATATGATTTCTTAATCAAATTTTCTTTAATTTTATCTCCATTGCTTCTTTCCAAACCTTCCAACTTTAAAATTTTTAATCTACCCCTTGGATCTTTATATTTTGAAATATTTTTTTCCATTTTATTTAGTTCTTCAATAATTTCTTCAAATGTAAGATTTTTTTCAAATACATTTACTTGATTATCTATAGATTTCATTAATTTAGTAAGTCTGGGCGATTCTAAAATCATATTCGGTTTCATTCTTTTTGTATTATTCATTTTTATAATTAGTTTCTATTTAGTTATCAAGATTTATTTAATATTCGAGATTCGATAAATAAATACTACATTTTATAACTATAAATTTTAATGTTATAGAATTAAATATTCAAAAGATTTTTCGAAATCATCGAAATTATCGAGTCTGAATGCTGAATAATAACTATAATCTTTTGGTTGATCAGGAACTGGTGGAGGATTTGTTTCTTTTGTTTCAAGACCTGGATTTTCAACTGGTTTTTCTAGAGAATGATTATTATCACTCTCTCCATGATTGTTTTCCATACGAATTTGATGTGAAAAATTGAGGTTGTTTTCAATTTTCAGTTTAGAAAAAAGTGAATTTTCGCAATCAAATTTTAAATGAATTCAAGTGGAATTTCAGATAAATTCAATTTGAAATTTATTTCAATCAAATGTCAATAAAAAATCGACATCGGCAGGACTCGAACCTGCGCCTCTTACGAGAATTGATTTCAAGTCAATCTCCTTAACCACTCGGACACGATGTCTTATATAATTTAGTGAAAGTCTTTTTGCGAACAAAATTAAGAATTTTGCAAATGAATATGAAATATATTTTACTTTAATACTTAAAAAATATTTAAAAAGAAAATTTATTTTAATTTTAAAGGAATATCATCTTTCAAACTAAATTCCAAATTTTTTGCGGATCATGTCATAAACAAGTTGACTTCCATAAGGTGAATCAATAACGCAAACATTATTTAAGTTCAATCAATTTTGGTTTCTTTCATATAAACTTCATTTTGATCTCCAACATTTGGAGATTCTAATCCAGCACGACGATAATCAATAAATTATTTTGAATGCAAAAATCGAATCTTTAAACAAAAAGTGATTTGGATTTTATCAAATGGAGAAGATAATGAAATTATCACTAAAAAATTTAAAATTCCAAATTAAGTTGACAATATTTTTTTTAGAATTGAAAAGAGAGTATTTTATTTAATATTTTGCATACAATAAGGAAAAGTTTGAGCGAGTCTTCTTAATTTATAATATTCAAGATTCACTTCTTCAATTTCTTGATTAAGGACAATCATTCTTGTAAACTCATCAATAATTGTATTTTTGATAAAATCATTCATGTTAAAGTCATCTATTTGAATTGGACTTGTTGCAATTGGTTCAAGATCACTCATATCTTCATCAAAATTGAGAAGAGAATTCGCAAATTGAATTTCTTCGATAGTATATTCAGGAAATTGGATGTTGTTCATTGGTTTATGATTAAAAAATTATGATAAAATACAATTTTATTAAAATTTAAAAATAATTAATTCAATTTTGATTTTTTGTTAGTTAACTTTGTCTTTGTTATTGGAATGATTTGTTTAATTTCATTTGGTATTACAAATTTACTTGAATATATTTCTATATTATTTTCAGTCAAATATTTTCTGATTAATTCCCAGTTACTTGCAAATGCATTTAATCCAGTTATTTCTGGAGCCGAAACGGAAAATATATTAAAATAATGTAGTGCCTTATTTAAGGTATCAATAGTTGATTGACTGCCATCTTTGGTGATTTTCGCAAAACAAGAAAATTGGCTTAAAGGTGATTTTTCACCTTTTGTGCCAGCTCCATTTCGTTCAGTAGCAAAAATTTCAATATATAATTCCATTTTTTGTTTTGAACGACTTGGCGCGACAATAATGGAACATATAAAACCATTTGGATGAAATTTGCCCTTTTCATCCTCACATATTCTATGAATTTGTAAACTTGATTTTGCGTTAATTCCTCCATGATATCCAGGCAATTGTTTTAAATCATGTAATTTGACCAAAGCTCCTGAACGTAATTTTTCCGATTCTTTCTTTCCTTTTTTTCGGATGCCTTCAGAAGATTCCTTTTTTCTTTTATTTTTCGGTTTTTCATCAATAACTTCTTCTTTCTCTATATTTTCTAGTTGGTTTTTTTCATCAATCAAAATATTTTGATTATAAGGATGTTGATGTTGAATTTCGGCCTCTTTTGTTTCTGTTCCGCCAAAAATAGTTTGAAGAATTTGAAAATCAAAATTTTGAATTTCTTCAGGATCAGGTATGTCCAATGAAGAAACATCATTAATTGTTTGTAAAGTTTCTAATATTTTTTGATTATCAAATTCAGTTGGAATCGAATTTGGAGGAGTAGAAGTCAAAAATTGTTCAGTATCAAAATAAGTAGGATCCATAATAATATTTAAAGGTTCTTCTGACAATAATTCCATCTTGTTTTCTTTTAAAAAAATAAAATTAATGTCAACTTATATGAGTGACAAATTCAACTTGAAATTATATGAAATTCAAGTTGACAATTATTTGAAAATTCAAGTTGAAAAAATGATGAATGTAATCTTATCATTTTTTTAAATCTATCAAGTCAATTATGCCAAAAAATCCAAAAATAGTATCAAGAAATTGTTTTTCTTGCAAATATTCAATTGAAATATTAAATTCTACACAAACTCATTTGGGATATAATAAATTAATCAATTTGAAGCAATGTCAAAGTTGCAAAAATAATTTTTGTAGTTTTTGCCTTTTTGATAAAATATATTGTTCAATTTGCGATCCAAATGGATCAGAAGGCAAACTGAAATTAGATAGATCTAAAAAAATATCTAAATGTGAAAATTGTGGAGATCATCAATCGTTTCAATTACATTGTAATAATTGTCAAAAAAAATATTGTGATCATTGTTCATCCATTTACAATGATTGTCAAGACTGCCTTAAAAATTTTGAATCCTGGCGAAAAATAACTTATAAAAAATTGAGTCAAGTTGGATTAGGATTTAATTTAGAAAGTTGTAAATAATAAATTATAGTTATATTAAAGATTATTTAGTACAATTTTATTGATACATATCAAGAAATAAAAATTTTTCTATAATCTATTTAATAGTGAAGATTGCCTCTGTTTATCATTTGTGATTTGCATAGATTTAAGATTCGAAGGGCAAGTTTTTAAAGGTCGAATTCTAAAATTGCTTTCTTCAACGAATTTTTCTGGAATTTTAACTGTCATTTTGAAGATGATGTGTCTGGTTTCGAGTTGGAGAAGTTTTGAGTATCATTAAAAGTTATGATTGACATCTTCAAGATGAAATTATTTGAAAGTTCAACTTGAAAATTACAAGTTGAAAATAAATTCACAAAATTTGTAATAAATTTGATAAACAACATGAACTTTGTCTTTTTGAAAATGAATTATATGACAATTATTAAATTACTTTTTATCATGATTCATCTTACATCTTTTTGGATTATCTACAATTATTCAAATATATTCAATCATTCTAAATTTCTTTTAACTATTCCTCCTTGGTTATTCTTAACTTTCTTAAATATTTGTATACTTATTATCGAAATTCAAAAATAAAATTAATGTTAACTATTACTCAAATTAATTTATTTTTATAATAACATATATTAAGAAATCTTTTTGTAAGTTCGATACCAATTTTTTTTGTAATTATACAAAACAATTTTTCAAAAAATGGAAGATTAGATATAAAATTAGAATTTAAGGGTGATTTCTTTACAAATTGAATTAAATCTTCCACTGGATTGTTGACTTTATCATTAATAATATTATTTAAATTTCTCAACAATACAAGCCAATCCCTAAATTCATTTGGTTTTGACTTATTGTTATATATAAGAAAATAGTCACTAGATCTCAGAGATTGAATCTCTTCAATTGTGAGTTGACTTTCAAATTTTTTTTCATTATCCGATATGAATTTATCCCAAATTTGCGAAATAGTTAGTGAAGTTTTTGCTGAATTATTATGGAGATATGATTTGAAATTTTCCAAAACTTGTTGTTTTAATTTATCTAAATTAGTTATTTCATTATTTTCTAGGGCTGACTTCATAGCTTTTGGAAATTCATCCAATATAAGATTATTATTATTGGATTTATTATCTAAGATTTTTGCTGCATATATACATGGTGCACAAATAATCACTAATAACTTTATAATAGTTATCATTTCATTATCTAACATTGATTGATATCTCTCAAATTCCAAAGCTTGACTTTCGTTAAGATCTTTTTGATTCAAATTAAATAGATCAATCAAAAACTTTGGTAATTTTTTAAAGATAATTTCTTCATATTTTTTAGAATTTGCAAATTTTTTGATAAATAGAAATTCAAATAATTCTTCACTTTCAACCATTTCCAAATTATCCAAAGATTTTTGTTGAAATGGAATATCTTGATTATGTGTTAACTCCAAATCTTTTCGTAAGGATATTTTAGTTAAAAATATCCAAGTAAATATATATGGATTTTCTTGGGCTAAAATCTTTACAAAGTTTTTTTCTTCTGATAATTGATGTCTTTCTGATTGCCTTTTAAAACTTTCATGTCTTTCAAAAATTTTTGAGATGACTTCCTTTTTATAATTACTGGAATCTATTTGTGCGAACCATTTCACCTTTGTGCAATGGTTGGTGATATCCTTCATGTTTTTTGATTGATATAATGAAGCCAATATAGGAATTTGGAACAATAGGTTAAAATTATCAAGTTCTTTTTTTTGATATCCACTCAAAATAGAATCAATCATGACTTGAATCATAATAGAAGAACGAAAATGAAATTCATCATTTTTTTCATAATCAATAGAAGGTTTAATAGTCATTGATTTTGATATAATAAGTTGACTTTCAAAAATTGGATCAAAATCTTCCAAACAATCAAATATTGAAAATATTTCATCTGGAGTTTTTGATAATCTTTTTTCTGGAATATAAGGATAATTTTCCAGAAATTCTCCAAGTTTTTTAAAAATATAAATGTGTTTTGTATTCCAAGTATGACTTCCAAGTTTAGAAGAATAGATTTGTCTCATTTTAAAAGCTTTAAAAACCATTGATTTTTGATATTCTGTAGGATATTGATTAAAATTTTTAATAATTTCCATGGCTTTTCTTGATATTTCTTTATATTTTGATTTTCCTTTTTTGGGTGAAATGTTATCAATTTTTCCATTTTTTGTAGCACATTCAATGTATTTGAGCACAAAGTCTTTTGGAGAAAGCTCACAATTGATTTTGAAATCCACCATATGTTTCAAAATTAATGTTTTTCAATTTTATTTCACTGTTATAAAATAAATTTTCGACATGACTTTTCAAATAAATTCAAGTTGAAGTTCAAATAAATTCAAGTTGAATATAAAAATTTAAGTTGAATTTGGTAGATTTCATTTTTTAAAATGCCAAAATCAAACAAAGCTCAAGTCTCTTATAATGTTTCGCTTCAAGTTCGCACTGAACACGAAGCTTATTTATTGAGTCAAGAATTATCATTAATGAATGAAAAACTTCCTTTAAACGAGCAAAAAAAAGTCGAAATTCCATTTAGAGACAAACATGGGAATATAAAATTTTATTGTGTTGACTATAACGGAAAAACTAAAATTTATAATTCTTTGAAAAAATCAACTGAACCTAAATTGAAACCCACAATTCAAAAGAAAAAAACCAAAAAATAATTACTATTTGTTTATTAATAAATATTTTATAAATATAATCAAAAATATCGTGTTTCTTTCTTGAAATGTCACGAAAACTGTCAAATTTTTTGACAAGAAACACAAATCATAATTTTGAAAAAAATGCAAAAGCGAAAACAAGAATCCTTAGAAATAGAATATGGAAAAAAATTAAAAGAAGAAAGTTTACAAGAAAAAGTAAACGGAAAGGGATATTCTGTTCACTTTCTACCATGCGAAACAAAATCTGAACTTGCTTCAAGTTTTGAAAATCGAATTGCCATTGCGCAAGATCCCTCTACCATTGTTTTTTATGCATTAGACGATCGTAAATTAAAAATGCAATCTTTGGAAAATACTACTTCTACGTCAAAAGAGGATGGATCATTCCAATTCAAAATAGAAAAAGAATTACAAGCAAAAATAATTCATATTGCATCCGAAAGAAATGGACCTATTTACTATACACTAGATAACGGAGATGTTTATCAATCAAAAAGGAATTTGAACCAAGAAAATGCATTTGAAAAGCCAAAAAAAATGGAATTAAAGAATATAAAATCCGTTCATTGTGGAAACGAATTTTCCATTGCTTTGGATAATAATGGATCCCTTTTTTCTTGGGGATTCAATATCCATGGTTGCCTTGGAATAAAAGGATCCAACAAGTCCGAAATTCCACTACCTATTCCTTCTTTTGGAAAAGTGATATCCTTATCTACTGGATGCTTGCACATAGTTGCAATAACAGAAGATAAAAAATTATTTTCTTGGGGTTACAATAGTGTTGGTCAATTGGGTAGAGAAACAAAGGATGGTATAGGATATATTCCTGAAAAAATTGATTTACCATTAAAAGTTATGTCTGCTTCCTGTGGTTCATTCCACACGATCATTATGACGGAAGATTCTAAACTCATGGGATGTGGAATCAATAGTCGTTATCAATTAGGATTAGAAAATAATGATGACCAAAATAGTTTACAAACTATTTCCAATTTTGATAATAATATCCACTATTTTGCCTGTGGTCCTACTTTTACAATGATTATAAAAAAGGATGGATCTATTTCTATTCTTGGTAGTATTGAAAAATTTGGAAAAAAAGGAAAAGGAATCGAGAATATGGGTATATGGGGAGTTGATCTTCCCTTACCTATTACTTCTATATTTACCAATGATATTTTTTTTTCTATAAAAAAATAAAACCAACCATTACTAGAATAAATATTTGTAAATATAATCTTTTCATTTATTTGAGGTCAACTTTTATCATTATAATCAAAAATATCGCATTTAATAATTCAATGTGATTTTATAATTACCGTCAACTTTGATGAACTTTATCGAATAAATTTTTTAAACTACAATATTCTCATCCAAAATTTAAATCAAGTTATCTTAATTGAATACTCTATTTATGAAATTTTCTAAAGGAAAATACAAATTTTCAAATGATAAATTGAATATTTATTTTAAAGAGAAAGTCAATGTTCTTGAAAAAATTTCAAAATACATTCCCAATTTTCGCAATGATAACCATCATATGATAAATTTATAAATTGCGGCTTCTGGGTACAAAAATCACAAGTTTGTTTTTTTTCCAAAAAAATTCGTCGAGTTTGGTTTAAAAGAAGATAAATATTATTTGGAGTTTCTTGCTCATTTGGTATCTTCATATTATTTCGATACATTTCAACAATATAAGAATAAACTTCCATTTTTTTTCCATTTTGAAAAGTTAAACTCCAAACTTCATCACTAAATTCAATTTTTTTGAAAGGCTCCAACAAATTAGACATAGTTTAGTATGTTTTTAAAAAATTATTTGTGATATTTTAATTCAACTTGAATTTTCAAATAAATTTCAAGTTGAAATTAATTGAAATATCAACTTGAAAGTAACGTGACCTAATTGTCAAACTTTTCTGTTGATACAAATTCACTTTTTTCTAAACTGAAAATCGAAAACAACAACTTTTAAAGTTAAACAAAAAATTTTACTATGTCTACCTCAAATCAAGAATTATCAAACAACAATAACGAACATCCTATTTGCTATCCTATTTGCTACAATTGTAAACAATCTATTTTCGAATTGCAAAAAATCCAAAAACAAGGCAAGTTCAGCCAATTTAGCGAAATCAAAGATGTGCAATGTAAAGAGTGCTCAAAAGTTTTTTGCAGCTCCTGCCTTTTTGATCGAGATGCATGCGACGAATGTCTTCCCGATGAAACGAAAGGATCATTAAAACTAAAAAAACAACAAAAACTAAAAATCAGAAATTGTTATTGTTGCCAAAAAAAGAAAAAACTTTCAAGAGAATGTGAAAGATGCAAATCACGATATTGCAAAAAATGTAAACCCCAAAATAATGAATGTTCTCAATGCTATTCCATCTTTCTGAAACAAGCATTTCAACCTCACAAATATTTGACACAAAAATGGGAAGAGACAACATTACTTCCTAATGCATTTGAAGAATATTTTGAAGCATTAGAAAATTTGAAAGAAAAGCAAAACCGAATTGATGATGGTGAAGATGTTGAAGACAACTCCAACTCTGGAGATGATTCTTTTTCTTCATCTTCTGATGAGCCTTCTGATATAGATGAAGAAGATGAAGATGATGAATCAGATAACGAGGAAGTTACAAATGATGATGAAAGAAAAGGTTTGGCCGAACTTTATGCAGAGCAAGCTAGAAGACAATTGGCCTATAATGATTTTTCTAAAAGTCAAAAAGAAAGAAAAACAAAATTCAAAAAACCACAGGAAACTTTGGAATTGAAGTCAAATCAATTAAAAAAGACTCACGAATCTAAGAAAAATTGAATAATATTTGATAAAAACAATTATTTTTATAAATAAAATTATATAGTTAACTAATTTTAATCTTTTCAACTTGAAAATGCTTTCAAATCTATTTTTTATAAACTAAAAACTGCAAACAACATAATGGAAATTATCATCCAAAACAAAAATTATTTCGAAATAATTAAAGTTCAATCTGGCCAAGTTAAAGATGCAATCAAATCTAGAAATAATGACTTTTCTCAAAAAGATCTTGAAGTCACATTTACTGCTCTTCCAATAAGAATGAAATCAAAGTCAAAAAAGCCAATAAAGCCAAGAAAATATTGCGAAACATTATTAAATATAAAAATTACTGGAAAAAGTCAGTTTTTCAGTGCCAGAAAAAATAGACCGATTTGTCTTAAACAATAAATATCTTTATTTTTAACATTTATAACAAGTTACCTTTTTTCAATACTAGTGAATATTGTGCAGATACCTTGTTTTTTTGGGTATATTCGAATAAAATATTGAAATCAATTGTATCGGTCTTTCTGAGAAGTTGACATTGTTCCTGATTAGATGTTTTTCTATATTTGAACCCAGTTCAGAATAATGTAAAATATGTTCTCGAATCTTCTCTCAGCATGTTTATTTGTGGTTGGTATTGAAAAAAAAATTTTGTCATATATTGTTTAAAAATATGCATTTTCGTTGGTTTTTTAAATTTTCTCAGTCACAAAATATTAATGTTTTATGGCAAAATTATAACAAATTAATTTTTTTAATAAACTTGACTTTATTTAAATATTTAACATAATATCACATTTTTTCCGGCTTTAGAATACTTGACTTCTCCAGTTTTTTTGATTAATCTCATTTTATAAATTATTCCATCTTCAACAAAAAATTCTTGGAGAATTCCACTTTTTGAAAGATCTGTCTTTTGAATTTTTTTTTCCGCTTGTTTTCTAGTTTGTCTTTTAACACAAATTTTTTGTTTCTGACCAGATGACTTTGGAATTTTTGAAGCTGATTTTGGATTTTTTCTTGAAGGAACTGGTTTTTTTAAAGAGGGATTTTCATTTTCAGAATCACTTTCACTTTCATTTTCAGATTCACTTTCGGAGTCGCCTTCATTGTCAAAGAGGTTCCCAACAAGAGATCTCAATTTTTCGATATCTTTTTTGTTATTTTCTGTTTGTTGTTTGATCGAACTAATTTCTTTTTTCACTTTACAAAAAGAATTTGACAATTGCTCAACATTTTCAGAAGTTTTCAATTGAGAATTTTGAATAGTTTGTTGAAATTTTTGTGTAGATTCAAAATTTTCTTTCATTAAGGCAACTAATTTAGCAAAATCAGACATTTTTGAATTGATGATGTTAAGTTTTTTTGGTTTTTAAAAAATAAAATTCATCATCAATAAAATTTTCAAATTGAAATTCAATTAAATTCAAGTTGAAATTCAATTAAAATTCAAGTTGAAAATATGTCATATATTTCAGTCAAGTTGAAAATCACTTTTTCAATAACAAAAAGAACTAAACAACAACCAAACTTAACTTTTCAACAAACTTCAGAAATGTCAAACATTCAATTAACCAAAAATACTGGCCGGATTCAACGCAAAAACAAGTCACAAAAATGCCAATATTGTGAAAAATTATATAGAATATTCACGAGATGTAATTCTTGTGATGAAATAATGTGTCAACTTAATTGTTGGAAAAACCATGAATGCAAACAAGAAGTTGAAGAAAAAGAACAATATTCTTCTGTACCAAACTCGCCTCTTCCTACAGAAATTTCCCTTAATCCTCCAAATATTAAAGAAAGCCATGCCTCTGAAAAAAGTCAAACCATAGTAAGAAATAATGAAGAAGACTCAGAAGAAATTCTTGATGAATCTCCTAAAAATGAAGCAAATGATGAAATTCCAAAACCAAATGAGATTCTCAAACCTCTAGCTCAAACAAAAGTTACAATTTCTTCAACAATTGATAATAATGATATAATGGAGGCACTTGAACTTACCGAAAAAATTGATCCAATTGTTTCATCTGATACTCTTTCACCCGAAGCTATTGAACAAATATTTAATGGAAATTTTCCTACTAATGATCAAGCTGACATGGATATTTGTACTTCTGGACAAAATTCTTCAAATGATGGAAATGATTTGGATTCTGAGGAAGAAAAAGCAAATCAAAAGAAAAGAAAGCAAATAGGCAACATAAAAAAACAAAGAATTGGATCTTATCAAAGCTCGGGATCTGAAAAGAAGGAAGCTATCCTTATTCCAGCTAAAAGATTAAAGGAAGTAAAAAAGTTTCTTGAAAAATTGGATGAAGACGAAAAAAAAACAAAGTCAACTTCAAACAATTCTAATGAAGAAACTTCCTCTGACATTGAAGAAAAGATAGAATCTAAATCTTCGAAAAGAATTGTAGAACCGAAATCCAAAACTGATCAGAAAAAGAAAGAAAGAAATGACACAGAAATTCCTGATATAAAAGATTTATATCCAGATTATGAGCCACTTCATCCAACATTAAGATTTTCTAATGGACAACTTCAAATATTGGAAGAAACAATCAAAAAAGAAATGGAAAAACCACCTAAAACTCGTTGGAGCGAATCACAAATTGCAATTTTAGACTATGGTACTGGAAAATTTGTGAGCGATAATGCAAGAATATTTGAAGGATCCATAGTTAGATATTTCTTCAAGAAAATAGGATATGTTTTCATAACTATTAAAAATGGCATTTATTATGCTTATTTTAATGATCAAAATCAAAATAAGAAAAAAGTTGCCGCTTTTTCTGCTAATGATCTAGCAAAACAAGTTTTTGAACTAAATCGAGATCCAAATAAAGATTATCTAGCTGGAGCATCTATTAATGGAAACAAAGTGGTTGGATTTGAATTTTTTAAATATCTCGACAAACATCCAGATTTATTAACTAAAGAAAAATGTGTAAATTAACTTGTAAATAAATTTATTATATTGTTCATTTCAGTCAAGTTTTTCGCAAAAAAAAATTAATAACTTAAGAAAAACAAATGGAGATATCTCTTTTCTTAGTTTTACGATAGAAATCAATTTTCAGTTTTTTGAATCAATATGAAAAGTTAATTATATGAAATATTGGTTATCAGAAATCTGTAAAATAAATATGATTTTTAATTGAGTAAAATCAATATAAATTAAATATTGTTTGTTTTTAAGATAGCTTCAATTTAAAATATTTTGGTAAATCTAACCAACTTTGATATTTAATAATAAATATTCAATATATTATTTGGTTTATTTTTATTATAAATTTCTCACGATTAAAAAAATCATTAGTTTAACAAAATTTCAAAGTTGACTAAAATAAATGATTTTATTTGCTGCTTAAAAGTAAATTTGACTTAAATCTTTATGAAATTGAGATCAAAATTTTTTAATAATAAATAATTTTTATTTATTTTATAATTACAACTTTTTTATTTTGCATTGCTGTTTTTCCATAGGGTGTGAGGTGACCCGTTGAATCAGCAATATGCACATTAATTAGCATTCCATTTTTCTTTGCTTCTTCAAGTTTTTTATTAGCTTCTTCTATATTGTGAGCTAAAATAACTTGTCTTTTGGGATTTTGATTAATTTTTTTTCCTGGCTCTTGATGATCTGCCTTTCTTTTCGAAGATTTAGATTTTTCAATCATTTCTTCTTCATCACCAAAAGGTTGACTTTTAGTTACTATTTTTTTTGAAGATTTAGGAATTCTAACGTCAGGATCCGGAAGATTTGCTTTAATTGCATTTTTTGGAGCAAATGTTTGGACAATTTGTTGCAATGCAAATATTTCTTTTTGGTTTGTTTCACCTTGATTCTTAATTTTTTTTACTTCACCTTCCAATTCACCAACCATTTTATGCACATTATCAACAGATTTAGCCATGATTTCCATTGATTGACGTTGTTGT